GTCAATTGAACGTTCTGCATGTCAGCTGATTGTATGGCAAACTTGGCATTGTCGCTGACCCTGTAGTACGTCCTGAAACTGCCTAGTGGTATGTTTGAGAAGTTTCCGTCACCAAAAACTAAATCTACTGCATCATTATTTTTAGTAACCACATTGTAGGTATTTCTTTCGCCTTTAGCTAAAGAGTTATAAATTGCATTATTTCCAGACAGGGCAGGAACCTTGGTCCATTCCCCTGATAGCTGTCCAAACTGGTCTAACTTATAAAGCCAAAAATCCGAGTCGTTGATGTTTGTTGTTTCCAAACTTTTTATGTAATTGGTCACTGACGTTTCAACAGCAAACTCTTGATTTTGCATTCTGCCTTGTTTGAAAAGGAAGAAGAATCCTGTGTTGTTTGAACTGTCTCCAGAACCGTCTGTCCTGTATGTGTATGTCAGTCCCGTGCCTGGCACAGGCGATGATTCATAAATTGAGTCAGAATCTGTTATCGTGCTTGGCACAATCTCAAACTGTCTAGATATGCCTCCAACACTTTTTGTAAAATTGAATATGGGTAGATCTAATTGATTAGAACTCAGTGTATATACTTCTGTGTCTATGCCGCCTATTTTCCCAGACTCCCTTGGATTGCCAAACAATTGTCCCGTTTGATTTGCCGCATTAAATATGGCTGTGAACTGCTCTCTGTAGTTGGCATTTGCAGAATCATTCCATATAATATTTGAATTTGATAAATTTGTACCTGAACTGTCTAGTACATCTTGTGTTGTAGATACGCTATCTATTTTCAGAAGTCCTGTTGCAGGTTTGTTTCTCTTGGCGTTGTAGTTTATTAACCTAGCAAGTCTTAAAACGCTATTCCTTCTTTCCGCAGTTTCGAGAAAGTTCTCTCTGGCATTCAAGTCAACCCTGAAAGACAAGGCCTGCGAGATGTATGCTATCAGATCTATCAGTGCCACGTACTCCGAACTCTCTACAAAGTCATTGAAATCATCTGGGTAGTTCTCACGGAGATAGGCAACCATGGTCCTTCTCAGTGTCTCGAAATCGTATGACTTGAAATCCGCCTGTTGGAATGCCTGGTAGATCTTTCTCCAATCTTCCGCTACTAGTAATCTGTTTTGTCTATCTGTTGTGGCCATTGTGTATACAACGGTATTTATGTGTTAGGAAATGTGCGTATATTAAGATAGACGCAATAGAGAGTTCTCATCGAAATTGAATCTCAATTTCTCCGTAATGTTCAGTGGCACATACGTTATAGTGGCTTGTATGGCTATGCCCTTGTCCGCTTCTGTTACCAATATTTCCTCTGTGGCGATACGTGGATCTGCGTTGAGATTGGCAGTGATGTCATCAACTATGGCGTCTTTAAGTTGCTCTGTGAATGGTTCGAATATGGCGTCATATATTATAGTGCCAAACTCTGGGTTCTCGACCCTCTCGCCCTTACGTATGCTTAGTCTGTTTATGAGATCCTGCTTGGCGACCTCGAAGTCATACAGTTTGAAGTTCTGCTTGTCCGCACGTGAACTGAAACCCTTGAAGGTCACCGTCTTGTTTGATAAGCCGCCTGCTCCTGATCCTGAATCTCCGTATGCCATATACTGTATTTACTCCCTAAAATCTAAAGAAATCCTTCACTGCACTGATGCCTGCGTTGACAACAGACGATATCTGTCCTTGGATGAAATTGATCACTTGTCCTTTTGGATCTTGAATAAGTTTCTGTATCTCCGTGGCCTTGCCTACAAGGTCGTTTAAATTTTTAAGGGGCAATTTGATGTTGTCGTTAAGTTTGACCACCTTGCTGAGTTTGTCTGCCACTGCCTTTATACTTGGTTGTTTCAACAGTTCCGCTTTGATAACTTTCAATTCCGTTGCTGATAGCCCTGGACTGCTTGCCTTGATCTCTGCCATCGCTTCATTGATGAATGCTTTTGTTCTTTGGGTACTGCTCTGCCTGTCATATGGTTCGTGGGTAACGAAGTCAGACACAGTGGTCTTGTTCTCTATCTTGTTGGGTTTTCCCTGTGCCAATGCATTGTCGTCATCTATGTCTATCAATCCTTGCGTGACCTTGATTCCCACAGCATCTGGATTCAACCAACTAGGTCCCCATGTGCCACTGGCACCAACTGAATTGAAATGCACCTGTGATCCAGCTAGGTCAATCCTACCTGATGCACCGTGTGCCTGTGTGCCGTTAGTGAAAGATGTTATGCCGTCCCTGGCATAATTTCTAACACTGCCTTTCTGTGAACTGTTCAGTATTCCTTTTTCTCCCATGGCGAACAGGTAACCTTCAGCGTTAAGAGCCACATTAGTCTCAGATGTGAAATTAATCTGCCCCTTGGCATGGAAGTTTATGTTCATGTCAGAGTGTACGTTGAAGTCCCTCCCGGTTCTCATGTTTATTCCTCCATCAGAGTAAACGCTGATGGTGCCGTCCTTGTCCATCTCTATGAATGCTTTGCCCGAACCGTTAGCTAGGTACACAACACCTTCCGTGTCGTGCATCAACAACTGGTGCCCGGATGCCGTCCTCAATCTGGTCAGTTGGTTGGTGCCGTCCGCGGCACCGTCGTCCATGACGAAACTGTGCCCTGTCTCTCTTTCCACTAGCACAGGTGATCCACCTATGCCTATATTTCTTGGCGTGCCGTCTTCTTTGATCCGTCCAGGGGTGTTGATTCCAAACACCTGGCTGGGTGATTCCCTACGAGCAGATGACGAGGTAGTTCCCCTGATCTGGTCCTGTATCAGGCCCTCTGATGTCAGCTGATCTGCTAGTCTATCATTAATAGGCAATTTGAATTGCCCAGCATTGGAGATAGTTTCTCCAGCGACATCCATAGTACGATTCTTCTCACCGGCCGGGACAAAATCCGTGCCGTACAATTCTTGTTTGGTTTGTGAGAAATCAGTGTTGTTGGCTCCTATTCTTGTGTTTTCAGTTGCACCATTGCCTGGTACCATCTGGTTGGTCAGTGGATCCTGAACACAACCCATCCAGAACGCTGTTGAATTTTTCTCTTCACCCTTGGCGAATATCACCAACACAGTGGTGTCTATGTCTGGTGGTACTGCCCACATGCCATATGACTGTTGGGTTTCCTTGAAACTGTATGGATCTGTCTTTGACACTGCCTTGAGACTTGTCACACCATAGAATGGTGACAGGTACTGGCACCATGTGATCTGACTGGCCGCCGGGTTGACCGTATTGGTCAGTGCTGGTATGTTCACGCCCAGACGTCCCATCCTCAGTGGGTCTACCGTGGTCTTGACCGTTGCCACGTACGGACCTGGATCGTTGTCCACGTACTTCTCGTTGAAGCTCTTTTGGTTGTCCTGTGAGTCTGTGAATCCCCTCGAATCTGTGTATGCCATATGTTATTTTATCCTGTTACGGTACCTGATTTTTATTATCTTCCGCAAACTTCGCCGCATTTTCTTTGGCTATCTGTATGGCTGTGTTTTTGGCCTTGGTTATAATGTTTTCATTGACTGCTGATTTTAGGTCATTGGATCCTTTCTGTGCAGAATTAACCAGGCTTATAGGTGCACCCTCGCCTGACTGGTTGTTCATCCTCACACAGGTCAGCGTCTGCAGGAACTGTCCGTTGTCCATCTTGCTGTCCACCTTTACCACCTGGTACACGCCGCTGAAGAACAGGTTCTCGTCCCGGAACTTCTGTGTACCGCTGAACATGGTGCCCTCGTTCTCGTCTATGTCATCCGGCAACCTGTATCTGAGGTTTATGCAGGGCATGAACTGGTCTGCGTTGAAGCTGTGTAGCCCTGTGTCGAACACCTTATCTTTCTGGCTATCGCCTCCCGGAGGCTTTTCATTGTCCGCCGCTGTCACTGGCACGTACATGTCCTGGCAGATGTATGCCGGGTCTCCCAGTATCTCCAGCTCGATCCTCATCATGTCCGCCTCTGGGTTTGTCAGGTAGTCGTAGAACTCCTGTGCCTTGATGTTTTCTAAATTGGTTGTTTCTATGGTGCTCCTGCCCTTCAGTATCGAAGGATACTGACGCAATGGCAGTGTGGGTTCAGGATCCTGTTCCTTGCCAAACAGTTCTGTTATGGTGTTCTTGACAGAATCCATGAATTGTCCTGTCTCCGTGGTGTCCTTGGCCTCCCTGACATTCCTCATGTAGTAGGCGGTCTTGTAGTTGATCCTCAGGTTCTGCACGTCCAGGTTGTCTCCGGTGTACAGGTAGTTGTATTCCTTCCTGACATACTTGGACCAGTCCGCCTTGATGCTCATCCCTGCACCTATCAGTTTCAGTATGTGTATCTTGTAGGGCATGGCACGGTATATGATGGTCTTCCTGCTCATCTTGGTTATGTTGTCAAATTCTTTATGCGTCTGCACAGTGCCCTTGATCTTGAACCATGGCACGAATGGATCCTTGGCCACATCCTCGGCGAAATCCTTGCTCTCCAAGACCTTACGTATGCCTTCCGGATTCTTGGACGACACATTGTTGCCGAGACTGTTGAGGTAACCTTCCCAGAAATTCTGTACCAGGCTGATGTATCCAAACGACTGCCTCACAGCGTCCTCGAAGAACTTGGTCAGTGCAGTGAAACTGCCGGCCTCTGCGTAGGACTTGTAAACAGTGGCAGTCCTCGCCGGAGCGGAATTGTTGAACTCATCGTCTGGGCTAACGATTTGCTCAAGCTCCTGTGCCACTGTGGCTGGCTGGTGTATGGTGTCTGACGGGGATTGGTAAACGCCTCCGTTCTTCCTTACTTCTGGATCAATCTTGAATATGTATGTGTCCTTTAGCTCACGCTTCTTCTCTGCCACCTCCTGATCCATCTGCCTGTCGAGGTGGGCCGCAACGTCTATGGCCCACTGCTCTGCGTTGTTTGATGCTATGGGCAGTTTGGTCCTTGGGAACTTGAATCTGTCATCGAAAGCCAGGTCCGTGTATGGCACCGCTATCACTTGGTACTTGGCGCCTCCCTCGTTGACGTCGAAGTCAACACGTGCTATCAGTATGGGTATCTTCCTGACTATGCCATCCGTAGTATATGTTTGGTCGCCCTGGACATTTGTTATGCCCGGGAAAGATGCGGGTTTGCCATGCTCGTCGAACCCTTTGAATTCTATTGTCAACAGCAGTGGTGCGTCCTGGTAGTCCTGGAAACCGTTCAGTGCCGTCGCGGCCCTGACCTTCTCTATAAGTGTTATGCCATAGGGCTCGTGCACCTCGAACTCCATCTTGGTGAAGTTGGCCAGGTTACGTTCTGAGTTTGGTCCCACCGTTGAGAGTATGTTGACGTTCTCTATGAACATGTCATGCCCTCTAGATAAAATATCTATGCTGTCTTGATATTTTCCTGTGAAGTCCTTGTATGCGTCTCTGACAATCTTGTCATCTGCGTTCGCACCCCCTGTGCCCGCGAATGGATCCCCACCTTTGGAAAGTCTTGGGTTTCCAATACCGCCCGAACGTGCTATGATATCATGCGGTGCATTAGATAGGAAATTTTTGGATCTTATCTCCTGCTCTGTTATTCCGCTCAGTGTGAAAAGTGTGTTGTACGACGCCGCACCGTGCAGTGGATTTATTTCCTTGTTCCTAGACGCCATGCTATAATCCTAGGTCTGAG